GGAAGCAATGCGCAACACGATCGGCATTGGGTTGGCAATGGATCGTTTCTTGTCGCAGTTCTATGGTGAAGGCGCAACACCATCGAGCGTGCTTGAAACCGAAACAACGATCACACCCGAACAAGCCCAAGTGCTTCGTGACACATGGTCAGACGCTCACACTCGTCGTCGTCGACCTGCGGTACTGACGGGCGGGTTGAAGTGGAAACCAATCACGACAAGCGCGGCAGATAGTCAGATGCTTGAACATCGTGAAGCGATCGTGCGCGACATCGCGCGCGCCTACCGTATCCCAATCCACATGATCAACGGGTCGGGCGGCAATTCGCAGACCTATCAGAACATCGAGAGCGCAGGCACCAACTTTGTTCGCTACACGTTGCTGCCATTCATGCGACGCATCGAAGACGCGATCAGCGAGATGCTTCCAGTCACGCAACACGCACGGTTCAACGCGGACGAGTTCATGCGCGCCGACCTGATCACGCGCGTTCGTGCGCAACAAGTTCAGATCATGTCTGGAACAATGTCACCGAACGAAGCAAGGCAACAAGAGAACCGTGAACCATACGAAGGCGGCGATCAATTCATCATCGGTATCGCAGGCGCGCCGTTGACGGGCGTTGAAGGCGATGTCGACAAGCCGATCCTTGGTGTCGACGCAGTCCCACCAGAGCGTTAGTCATGCGCGCCTACAAAGTCACCATCACCGATGTTCCCGTGATCCTGATTGCTGCCGACAACATTCCCCGCACCGCCTACATTGGTATCGTTGGCAACCAATCGATCGCAGTTGGCAACAGCAGCGTGACATTCGCGTCAGGGTTGCGACTAGAGAAACACACCGTACCAATTCACATTGATGTTCCATTCAATGAAACGTTGTGGGCGGTTTGCAATAGTGGTCAAACTGATGACGTTCGCGTGCTATTGCCTGATAGTGATTGATCATGCCGTTCGGTATCTCTCAAAGTCAAGACGACTGCGACGGTTGGGCAACTGTCAAACAAGAAGCAGATGGGTCGTTCGTGACCGTCTATTGTCACACGTCGAAACAAGACGCGATCGATCAGATGTTGGCGATCTCATTCAACGAAGACCTTGAACCGTTGGGACAAGTTGACGACGTTGAACAACGTGATGAACCGTCGTTGGTCGCGCCCGACTTCATGGCAACGTCGGCACGTCGCGGATTGGAATTACACGAAGAAGGTCTATCGGGTGATGGGTTGATGCCTGCGACTGTCGCAGATGCGCGACGAATGGTCAACGGTGAAGCATTGTCGGAAGATAAGTGGCGCAAGATCTCGCCTTGGATAGCGCGACACATTGTTGACCTTGACGCGATCGAAGGCGACGAGATCACGGCGGGGTTGGTGTCGATGTTGTTGTGGGGTGGTGGTTCAAGTAAAGAAAGCGCGCGACGTGCGCAAGAGTACGCCGAACGCATTGTCGCGCAACTCGACGATGAACAACGTGTCGATCCACGCGCACCAAAGAGTGATCAGATCAAAGGCAGCGACGACAACCCTGCTGGATCAGCAAAGGACAAGACGGGCGACATCAAGTTGAACGACGCAACAGAGAAAGCGTTGCAAACAAAGGCAGACGAACACAACGAAGCAATGAAGGCAGACGATCGACCCGAATGGACACGTGTTCGCCTTGGGGCGTTGAAGTCGGTCTATCGTCGCGGCGCAGGCGCGTTCTCAACATCACACCGCCCGAACATGACACGCGCACAATGGGCAATGGCAAGGGTCAACGCGTTCTTGTATCTTGCGCGCACGGGCAAACCCGAGAACCCGAAGTACGTCAGCGACAACGACTTGCTTGATCCGCAACACCCAAAGTATTCGTCTAGTCGGTCGACAGTTGACAAGGTGGCTAGTATGCTCGACACTATGACGCAAGAAGCACGTTGGTGTTCAATCGATAGCGATGAACGTCGTGTCGCCTACACAACGATCGACGTTCGCGAGATGCAAGAAGGCGAAGGATCGACTCTCTACGGCTATGCCGCAGTATTCGACAGCCCTAGCGAACCGATGCCGTTTGTCGAGTATGTCAAGCGTGGCGCGTTTGCTAAGACACTTGAACGCGGTGCTGACGTGCGACTACTCATTGATCACGAAGGTGTCCCACTTGCGCGAACAACATCAGGCACGTTGCGCCTACAAGAAGACGATCACGGGCTTGCCGTTGTCGCAGACCTTGACCCAAACAACCCAGACGCTATGCGTGTCATGTCGGCGTTGAAGCGCGGTGACTTGTCTCAGATGTCATTCGCCTTCCGAACCGTAGCCGATAGTTTCTCGGACGATCGCATGGTTCGAGAACTGCGTGAAGTCGAACTCTTTGACGTGTCTGTCGTGACGTTTCCCGCCTACGAACGCACCGTCGCAGAGATAAGGTCTAGACAGTTGCAACAAGATGAGAGTTCAGATAACCTAGGACATCAATCGGTCGGTGTGAATGTGCGAGCAGCACAACTCGCAATCGCTCGGTTGATCAGATAAGTCGAAAGGACTACGACATGACCTACTCCGCACAACTCACCGAGAAGCGCGCTTCAATGATTGAACGAGCAGAAACCATCGTGCGCGAAGCACAAGAGATGGTTCGCGAATTGACACCAGACGAAGACAAGGCAGTTGCCGAAGCACTCGAAGAAGTGAAGGAACTTGACGAGCAGATCCGTCGTCACGTCGAACTCGAACAACGCGCAACACAAGCAGCAGAAGCACGTAAGGAGAACAACGTGGAACAAGCAGTCACAACGATCAAGAGTGAGCCACGTACTTACTCACCAAAGAGCGACAACTCGTTCATGCGCGACGCATACTCCGCGCAGTTCAACAACGACTTCGCAGCATCAGAGCGTTTGGCTCGTCACATGAACGAAGAGAAGATCGAACGTCGTGATGTCACAAGCGCAGCGTTTGCTGGTTTGATCGTCCCACAATTCTTGACCGATCTTGCAGCCCCGTTTGCTCGCGCAGGTCGTCCGTTCTTGGACGTTGCACGCAAACACCAGTTGCCAGCCGAAGGTCTAACAATCTCGATCAGCAAAGTGACGACTGGTTCAGCAACAGCAGTTCAGACCGAAGGTTCGGCTGTTCAAGAAACAAACATGGACGACACCAAGTTGGATGTCAACGTCGTGACTGTTGCAGGTCAGCAGAACGTTTCTCGCCAAGCAATCGAGCGTGGCACGAACATCGACTCACTTGTCATGGCAGACCTTGTGTCCGCATACCACACCAACCTTGAATCCTTGTTCGTGACTACACAAGCATCGACATCGTTGACCAACGTGATCACGCAGGTCGTGACATACACCGACGCATCACCAACCGTTGCCGAGTTGTACCCTAAGATCGTTGACGCAATTCAGCGCATCCAAACCAACTTCTTCGCTGGTCCGAACTTCATCCTGATGCACCCACGCCGACTTGCCTTCATCTTGGCTGCTGTCGATGATCAGAAGCGTCCGCTTGCTGTTCCAGTACCTAACTTCAACGGTCAACCTGCGTTCGCATCGGGCAACGGTGCGCCTGTCTATGGCAACTCGGGCTACACGATGCTTGGTTTGCCAATCATCACCAGCGCGAACGTCACCACGACGAACGGTACTAGCACGAACGAAGACGTGATCATCATTGGCAACACGCAAGAAGCCCACTTGTTTGAGCAGGGTTCAGGCGAACCAATGATGTTGCGCTTCGAGCAACCAAAGGCTGCCGAACTTGACATCACCATGATCGTCTACGGCTACTCTGCCTTCACCGCAGACCGCTACAACAAAGCGTTCGCACTCGTCGGTGGAACTGGTCTAGTCACACCTACGTTCTAACTTGTTGCGCGATCAACGCGTGACAACAAACAACGATAGGATCTGTCTATGAACAACTACGTCGCTGCCCTATTGCTTGAACGTGAAGGATACTTGCGTCGCGGTCGACAAGATCGTGTCGCGATGATCGACCAAGCGTTGCGTGACATCGGGTTCGAGCATGACTACTTGACTTCACCAGTCGAGACAGCATCGGTTCAACCTAATGTTGAAACAACGACAAGGAAGAAGCCAACACCACGCAAGAAAGGTTGACGCATGGCAATCACGCGCGGCTACTGCACTCTTGCCGAAGTAAAGGCAGCACTTCGATTGAACGACGCGATCGATGACACATTGATCGAGAACAGCGTTGAAGGTGCGTCACGTCGAATAGACGGCTACTGCGGAAGGTTCTTCTACCAAACGACGAACGCGATCAAGTTCTTTGCTTCTGACGCGTATCGATTAGCCGTTCCCGACATCTCATCGACTTCGGGTTTGATCGTGCAAACAGACGACAACGGCGACGGATCGTTCGAGACAACTTGGACGTTGAATACTGACTACATGCTTGAACCCACCGATGCTGCGTTGCAGTCACGACCATACCGAAGGATCACCGCAACGGGCGGCAAGACGTTCCCAATGTTCTACATCCCACAA